AGCACCATTAGCCCATTCTATTATCAGGTTGTAGTGGGTGTGTTTAGTCATTGGTTTTTTCTTTCATTGCTTCATTGAACATTTCATGGGCGAGGTTTAGAGTGATTGTTGCTATGAAGAATGCTATAGCACGATCACTGTCTGTATAGCTTTCGCAATACTCGAGGAGGTCATGGATGGATTCAGGTGTTGTGAAGAACCCTGAGTATGGGAACGGATTGGTCATTTGATTAATTCCTTTGTTACACTTTCAGCACACAAAAAAGATTTTCCACAAAAATTCACTTCTCGCTACATCTCTGCGGTACTTCCCTCAGTTACTTCCTCACAGGTATATACAGTTGTACAATCCTTGATAGCTTCTTGGAGCTGTTTTGTCCTTAGGTATACCCTCCCCATTACTTCTTTGTTGAGTGCCTCTAGGTACTGTTCTTTAGTTAACGTCTTGTATGTATAGTAGTCTATGTATCTTGTCATACTACCTTCACTAGTTGGTCGTATACAGAAGTATACTCTAGTACTGTCCCTTCGAGATCTACCTGAGAGCACAGTCCTTCGAGTGCTGCCTTGGTGTTTGCCATGATGAATGCTACTGTTCCTCCTGTGATTGTTGTTGACATTAAGATGTCACATCCAAACTCTTGTGCTGCCTCCCTGATTTCCTCGTAGGTGTCTAGGCAGAAGTCTGCTGGTGTTATTGGTGTTAAGAGTATGTACTTCATGTTTATCCTTCTAGTGTTGAGTGTGTTATGTAACCTTGGTACTTACCCCAAGTGGTCTCTCCGTTGTCTACCCGAGAAGAGCATTAATTACTTAAGCTTCAACTACTTCATTGAACCACACATTACCATCCCATCCTTGTGTTACACCGAAGTGTACTTGTTTACCTACAAGGTTACGTGCGATCTTATACTCCCTACGAGCATGTTCAACGTCACGAGTGATGGACATCTTACGGATAACTTGTTGGTCATCCACTGCATACCAGTAACGGTTCTCTTTGTCTACAAAGACTGCCATCAGGATAGATGGATTAGCCGTGTAAGCTGTTGTGGTTGTATCGCCTTTGATAGCGAATGATGGTTTGATTGTCTGAGTATCCATGATGTTTCCTTTCAGGTTGATGATAACTATCGAGATGGTATGTTACCATCCCATACTTGGTACTTACCCCAAGTGGTCTCACTTATACTCGTGAAGAGTTATTCCTTAGTACGTTACTACCTCATAGTACATTGGATCGTACTCATTAAGGATAGCAACAGATGATGTCTTGCACATCAATACCTTGGTGAGTCTATGATAGACGTAATACATTACAGTTCTCCTTGGTTGTGTTTCTCTTCAATGTTACGGATGAGATCCGTTGCTTGCATACCAGCTAAGACAGTAGATGCAATCAGGATAACAATAACAAGGATAGCATTGTTGTCATGTGTGTAGATCTGATCAACAGACCAAGAGGCAGCAGAGTACCACATCAAAGCGGTAAGGACGTTGAGGATTGTGTACATGATAAACCTTAAACAGCGCAGACAAGGAAGCCGACAGCACCAGCGCCAAGGCACAGCCGACAGGACAGGACAACCCCACCCACGGGAGCAGACCACCACCACGAGACAGGGGGGTCACACGACACAGAAGGGGAGAACAAACAAACACATGATTCTTTTTCACACACAAAGACTAAGGGGGTTATAGAAAAAATAACAAAGAGTAGTCCCCTAATAGAGAAACTATAACTAAAACCCATGACAACCACTTCAAACACCCGCAAGCTAGAGGCTTTAAGGGAACTAAAGCGCAGAGAAAAACTCGCAGAATACCAAAATAACTTTGAATTATTTGCGAAAGAGCAAGTAAAGATTCTACCCAAAGACTCCCGACTAGGATTCCAACCATTTATCTTCAATGACGCCCAAAAGATTGTCAATGATGCAATCGAGGGTCAACTAAAAGATACAGGAAAAGTTAGGGCTATTATTTTAAAAGCCCGTCAAATGGGTCTTTCTACCTATACTACTGGTAGAGTATTCTGGAAGTCTTATTTCAATGCTTTCAACAAGTCAGTTGTTATGGCGCATGATGCCGCTACTTCTGATGCTCTCTTTACTATGTCCAGAAATATTATTTCTAATATGCCTGAACAATTCTCACCCACGTTAAAACGGTCTAATGCTAAAGAGATTATGTTTGAACATAATGATTCTGGTTATAGGCTATACACGGCAGGTTCTCCTGAGGCGGGTAGGGGTATTACGCCTACGATCGCACATCTTTCAGAAGTCTCATTCTGGCTTCATGATGAAAAGATTTTAGCGGGGTTATTTCAGGGGATCTCTCAGGCAGACGGTACAGAGGTTATTCTTGAGAGTACAGCTAATGGAGTGGGGAACTCTTTTCATAGGTTATGGACAGATGCTGTAGCAGGTAAGAATGAGTATGTTCCTATATTCGTACCTTGGTTTCTTATGTCTGAATATAAAAGAAAAGTACCTGAGGGGTTTGAGAGGACAGACGAAGAAGAAGTATTAGTCACAAGGTTTAATCTAAGTGATGAACAGTTATATTGGAGAAGATTAAAGATAGCGGAGAGTGGGGTAGATAAGTTTAAACAAGAATACCCAGCGACTCCTGAGGAAGCCTTTATTGTTTCAGGTTCTAATGTCTTTAATATTGAAAGATTAAATAGTTTAATACCACAACCTATCTTAGCTCAGAGGGAATTTAACTTTGAGAGTATGATGATGGAGGATGCCCGACAGGGTTCTATTGAGATATTTAAATATCCTACTTTTGATCAATCTTTTGTTATTGCTGCTGATGTATCCTTAGGGGTAGGTAAAGATCATTCTGCCGCAGTAGTGATGAATGCAGATAAAGAAGTATGTGCCACGTATAGAAATAATATGATTGATCCCAGTAAGTTTGGGGATCTATTGTTTTATTTAGGTAGGTACTATAATAATGCTTTAATGGCTGTAGAATCTAATAGTATGGGTATTGCTACCTTAAATAGGCTAGTTCAAATGGGCTATGTCAATATGTACTATCAGACTAAGATGGCTAACGTATCTAAAGAAGAAGGTTTAAGGATGGGTTGGAGAACAACAACATCTTCTAAGCCAGCTATCATTGGATTTCTTAAGAGTGCTATTGAGCAAGAGGAAATATGGATACCTTCAAGGACTATTATTGGGGAGCTAATGAATTATGTGGCTGATGACTCTGGCAGGACAAATGCTATTGTTGGTCACAATGATGATACTGTTATCGCTCTTGCTATTGCTCTGGAAGTAATCAGGACACATGGCGACAAACTAACAACAACTAATGTTCCCTTTACACAAAAGATGGGTTCATTTCAACAAGTAGAAACTACTTGGCTTTAACTTAAAATAAAAGGAATTTAAAATGGGACAAATTAGACTTGGTTCAACTTACAGATCAGAACCTTATACATTTTCAGCGTTAGCTTCAACAGGCGTACCTGTTGTTATTCCCTCAAGTGGTACTATTGCTACGGCAGGTACTGTTACTTTAACTACAGCTCTTCCAACTACTTATTCAGGTGGTGCTTGGATGTACTTTCCTGCTACTGCTTTTGCTGGAACTGTTGCTGCTGGTTTATTTTGGGTAGTAATGAGTTCAACAACAGCTGGTACTGTGTATCAGACTAGTGTTGTTCCTGCTTCACCCTTTGAAGCTTTTGTTCCTACTGAAGCATTAGTTGCGGTAGTAGGTAGCAATTCAGCTTATACCCAGACTACTGCTTCTGACTTAGTACTCTTACGTACTACTGTTCCCGGTGGCTTAATGGGTGTTTCAGGTGAAGTACATTACACTATGTTGTTTACTACTAACTCAACAGCTAACAGCAAACCAGTTAAAGTTACTTTTGGTGGAACAGATATTCACTCTGCTAGTTTAGCGGGTAATATTTCAACTGTTATTGATAAAGAGATTACTAATCGTGGCGTAACTAATCGTCAGATCGCAAATCCTTTAGCTGCTTTAGGTCATGGTTCACAATCTACTGCATCATTGTATTTATCTATTGACACTAATAGTGACTTTGATGTTGTTATTACTGGACAAATTAACACTGCTACTGATTACATTGTTATGGAGTATGCACACGTTATTGCTATTGAAGGTTAATTATGGCTGGATTATACGATAATATACATGCTAAAAAGAAATAAATGGCTAAAGATCCCAGACTAGAAAGAGCTGGTGTATCAGGATTTAATAAACCTAAAAGAACACCTAGTCACCCAACCAAGAGTCATGTAGTAGTAGCCAAGAGTGGCGATACTGTTAAGACTATTAGGTTTGGTGAACAAGGTGCTCAAGGTAGTCCTGATGGCTCAAAAAGAAATGAAGCTTTTAAAGCCCGTCATGCAAGTAATATTTCCAAAGGGCCGCTATCAGCGGCATACTGGGCTAACAAAGTTAAATGGTAAAATAATATGGCAATAGATTTAAGCTTACGTGGTAAAGAGAAAGAACAATTAAAGTCTCTGATTAAACCACAACAACCAAATAAATTAGTATATCCTAAACAGGATGGTAAACTAAAAGAGTCTGATGGTCAATATATGGCTATCAGAGGCCAAAACAAATAATTATCCCTTGTGTCCTATCCGTTTGTGGAGGTGTACGGTTGGATAATAAACACTGACAAATAAATATAAGGGTGATATATGTCTAAAGTAATTGCTAAAAAGGGAGCTACAACGACTCTCACATGTACTAAAAGAAATAGTGACACAGGGGCGGCAGAAAGTGTTTCTGCTATAGATATTACAGCTAT